AGATCAGACTGGAAGGGTTTTCAACTTGGATGGCACTCATTACTACGATGATACGTCGCTTGACCTGATCGCCGAATGGTCGGATGCAACAACAAGCCCCATCCGCACCGTAACGCGCAAGGAGATTGTGCCGGGGGTGTATGGCTGCGTTGGTGTGGGTGAGTGTCACGGCGATGTGGTTTGGTTGGGTCTGCGCCGCCCAAACGGTGATTACGACCTGTGCGCCCTCCTATCTGCCTCCGACATCCGCGCGGCCATCGAAACGCTGCAACAGGTAGCCGACGCGATGGAATAGGGTCTGCGGCTTAGGACGTGGCGCCCTACAGCGCGAAGTCAGTGGTTTAGTCAAGCAAGCCCACCCCGAACGACTTCGCGCTGTACGGGGCTAATTTAGGGGCTTGACACCCACGTCCGGTTATGCTACACCAACGCAACACACAGGAGGACTAGATGACATACACAGGCATCCACTGCAAACACGTATCGGAAGGGCAAGACCCAACCAACCAACCGCGAGTATCTGGTGCGTCCCACACTCCGATGATCGTGCAATACTGGGATCGAGCCATCGTCATTGACAGCGATGGTGTCATGTCTCTGCCAGACGGGATGACCGCGACACAGGCTGTCATGGTCACGGCGCTTGTTTGCCTTAGCGGTACAGGGCACGTGTCGGTTGATGAGTTCATCGCGGATTACCCGGTGGAATATCGCGCGTTGTGGCAGTGCGCTTGGGATGCGTTTATGGGGGTGGGGGCATGACCGCGCCGGAATTCCTGCGGTGCCCCTTCTGCGGCAGCAATATGGTAGAGGACGCCATGCGGACGGGCGCTATCGTCTGCCAAGACTGTGGTGCCTCTGCCAGCAACACGCGCGCATGGAACACCCGCGCCGACCTATCCCCCACATGGCGCAGCATCGACAGCGCGCCGAAGGACGGGACGGAAATTCTGGTGTGGGACACGGAGCGCACGATTGCGCGCTGGATCGACGGCGAATGGATGCCGTGCCTGCCCGATCAGCAACCGACGCTTTGGCAACACCTTCCCCAGCCCCCGGAGGACACGAAATGACCGAACCATTTGGCACCCCCGCAGACGATCTGCGCCCCGCTTTGACGATGACCCGCACCGAATACGAAGCCGCCCTTGCGCAGGCCCGCGCTGACGGGATGCGGGCGGCTGTGCAGGTCAGGCCGCTGGTTTGGCACGAAGGGAAAGGCTTCAAGTATGCCAATGCGCCTTGGGGCCAATATACCGTTTCCCATGACAAAAACGAAGGATGGCTGATTGATTTGGAGGGCGACGAGGCAGACGTTAGCTATCCAGATTGGGAAGATTCCGACGCTTACGGCTTCGCAACAGAGGCAGATGCGATGCAGGCTATTGGCGAGAATTATATCCAGCGGATAAAGCCCTTCCTCGCCGCGCTGGCCCCCGCCCCTGCGGTGCCTGCGGATGCGGGGCCGGAGGATCAGATGTATCTGATCTGCAAGCATGGTGGATACTACCGTCCCAACGCACAGGGCTACACGTCAGACCCCGCACAAGCGGGGCGTTACACTTTGGAGGAAGCTATCTCGCATAGCCACCCGAACGGCCCCAACGGTCCGCGCGACGGGATGACCTATATTCCTGCCCCGCCCGCCCTGCGCGCCCGCCAGACCCCCGCGCCTGTGGGGGAGCCGGTGGCGTGGATTGTCCATGACCCGGATGATGGAGATTACCTGACCGAGAGCGTATCTGCCGCCAAACATTCAGGTCACGCTATCACGACCCTCTATGCCAACCCCACCCCCGCGCCGCAGGTGCCGCCCGAGGTGCTGCGGCAGGTGGTGGATCGTGTCGGCATGGCGCGGCTACTGACCGACACCGGATTTTCCCACATGGGGGAGACGGTGGACTACAGCCACAAGGTCATTGAGGCGATTATTCGGGATTTAGACGCAGCCATCGCCGCCGTGCAGCCGTATGTGGAGGGGGTGTGATGTTCGACAAACAATTCCGGCGCCGAGCCGAGCGCATCCTGCACAACATGGCGCTTGAAAACACTGGTTGGCGGCGTTTCTTAGGCCGCTGGAACGTCAATCATGAACCGCTGCGGAATGATGCAGGCAATTTGCTGCGGGAGGCGGGTTACTCCCAGCCCATGCGGATCGGGACACGCCTCGTAGGGGAGGACCGCCCATGACCCCCGACCACAAAGCCCTGTGCGACCGGCTGCTGGCCTTCAACGGAGACGGGTACACCCGGTTCAATGGCAAGACGATGTGCGAGAATGCCGCCGAAGCCATCGCCACCCTCTCCGCCCGCGAGGCCGCGCTGATCGACACCATCGCCCGCCTGACCGCCGAGCGTGACGCATGACCCCCTACGACCAACAAGACCCCGACACACTACGCGATGCCATGCACAGCCAACACACGGCGTTCGTCAACCGTCTTCTATCCAACGGCATCCTACCGCCGTGGATGGAAATTGATTGGCTGGCATCGCGTGATGAGGTGGCACTGATGACGCGGATTGCCGATCATGGCCCTGTGCAATGGTCAGGATCGGCAACGCGGATTGATCTGGCGCGGGCACTGGGCTTTAACACCGTGGCTAATCTCAAGGCCACGGTTCATAAGGCGCTGGACAGGGGGTTGACGCGGCATTACCTTGATGGTAGTGTGGAGATGATTGGCTTGACTATGTTGGGCCGCTGGATTTTGGATATTTTGGAGGCTAGGGATGATGAGTGATAATGTGGTGCGGCTGAGTGATCACCGACCCAAACCGCCTGACCCTTGGCGGCATGCGCAACCCACAGTCACCAGCAAAGGCGACAGGGATGAGTTGTGGGCGCATCCGTACTTCGGAGTGTCTCACATGATCTGGGCGACTGGCAGCAACAACCCGCCGGAACCGCCAACCACTGGTGGAACACCGGCTGCGGCTAACGTGCGCGGGTATACGCGGTTGGGGGTCGCGGCTTGAAACCCGGCGCGGTTCTATACGCCAGCGACACCAGCCCGGAAGCTGTGTTTGAGGCTAGGGAATATATCCGCGAACATGGCTTGACAGGTGAGCAGGTTCGTTTAGTACAGAGGGATGGGCAGACGTTGGTTGTTGCTAAGGTGGAGATATGGAGTTCCTGACAGCATCGCGCGCACAGACCATGTTGCGCGACATTGACAAACTGAGACAGGCTATTCGCGCGCATGACAGTTTCGCGGCGGAAGATGCGTTTGAGAAATGCGAGCGATGGTTTTCGCAATTGGAGGTTAAGAGTAAGTATGATGAATTGGCCGACCGCTGATGAAGTAAGCGCCATGTTCAAGTCGCGGCCTGACTTTGGCAAAACGATCCAGCTTTACACAGATGAACAACTAGCCGAAGCCGAACGCAACGCATGGAACGCGGCGATTGATGCGTGTGCGTGTCGAATGGACGATGGATGGAGTTATAACGCTGGCAACAGTTGCCGCGCCCTTCGCCGTTGACAGACCGCGACTACATCAAGAGAATGGGCTTGACAGAATCGGATTGCAGGCTTATACGTGTGGAAGGACAGATACGTGTGGTATCAAAACGGAGACTATGGGATGCTAACTCAGTTTGAACAATCCATCGTAAATAAAAAGCGCAACGGCGTTGCACTGACCAAAGACGAGCGCGAAGCCCTGCATGGTGATTGCCGCCCCGGGATTACTGGGGGATCGGTTGCCACGCAAGAATATGAAGATGAGTTGGTGCGCCGCCTTAACGCCGGGGAATACCTGACTATCAGCGCCAAGAAGTGGGCTAGGCAGATCGTGAGAAGTCGTAAATGACCAGCATTCACGCCCTTCGACGTTGACACACCACCTCATGTGTGGTAAGGATGGGGCGCAACATGGGAGACGCAAATGGCAAACAAGTATCTGACAATTGGACCGGGTGGCCGTAATTGCTCATGTTGTTTTCCTCCTCCGCGCAAACGGAAAGCCGAATATCGCAAAGCCAAACGTGCAGAGAAGCGCGCAGCCATGAAGGTGGAGCGCGATAATATGGAGCATGACAAGGAATGAAACGCCAATACCAATTCGCACTAACCCAACTCGCACAGGGCCGCACAGTCCTAGTCTACCACGGCATTACCGCGCGTATGCACTTCCACGTATCGCGCGCGGATCGCCTGTCACTAGTGGATGATGTGCTGCATGTGGATGGAAAGGCTATGAAGGGGGCGACTGTTTGCCTCAAGCCACAGCGCGTGGTATAATGCGCAGTAGTGAGGTGAGATATGACCACAGACGCAGAACCCAGCGACGAACCAAAACCCAAACCCAAATACCGCCGCAAAGATCACCCGCACGATATGCGGGGGTTGCGGCCTATCAGTAAGGAAGCCGCACGTAGCCCTGACTTCGTGGGACGCGCTACGCAATTCGGTGGGCCTCGGGGTAATCCGCAACGCATGACAGGCGAACATCGCAAGGCCATGCACAAAGCCGCCGAACTGGCTGCTATTGCGCAGGTTGGTTGGCTTGAGGCACTAGCGGAACAGATCGACGCGGCCACACTTCCAGAAGCCGCCCTAGCATCGCTGCGGGCTGATACGCTGCGGCTCGTGCAAGACGCTCTTGACCGGGCGCATGGGAAGGCCGTGCAGCAGGTGGATAGCACGTCTAGCGATGGTAGTGCAGCCGCACCCACAACCATCAGGATCGTGTCAGTAAAGCCGGATGACAGAAGCGACGATTAAGCTACCTGAGGCTCTAGTTGAAGCTCTAGGGCCAGAGCGTGGCACATACCTGTATCGAATATTGCGCGGCGGGCGCGGCTCTGGCAAATCAGTCGGGGCCGCGACTATTTCTTTGATCTGGGGTTATGTCGATCCGATAAGGGTCTTGTGTGTCAGGCAATTCCAAAACAGCATCAAAGACAGCTTTTATACGGAACTCGTCACCGCGCTTGAGTTGCATCCTTGGTTGCAGGATCACTACACCGTCACCAAGGAAACAATCACGGGCGCGAATGGAACCACCTTCCTTTTTAAGGGCCTTGATCGCAACCCGCAATCAATCAAGTCGCTGGCCAAGATTGATCTTACCATTGTCGAGGAAGCGGAAGATATTCCCGAACAATCTTGGATTAACCTTGAGGCTACGGTTTTCCGCCAGCCTAAATCTGAGATGTTCGTTATCTACAACCCGAAGAAAGAAAACAGCCCGGTTGACTTCCGGTTTATCAAGAACAAATCACCGCGATCTGTAGTCAAGAATGTCAACTATTCAGATAATCCGTTCTTCCCGCCATCGCTTGATACCATCAGGCTGCGCGACCTTGAGATATTCGACTATCCCACATACGCGCATATCTGGGAAGGCGCTTATCTCAAGAACAGCAAATCCCAAGTTTTCCATGGCCGGTATGAGGTAAAGGAATTCAGCCCGGATGAAAAATGGACGATGGTTCAAGGGCTGGATTGGGGCTACTCTCAAGACCCAACTGCCATGATCCGCGCATATGTGGCTGATGAATGCTTGTGGATTACGCATGAAGCTGGCGGCATTGGTATCGAACTGGATGATGTATCAAAGACCGCCGCGCAAATCCCTGATTTCCACAGGTATGCAACGCGCGCTGATTCGGCACAACCCGCCATGATTAGCCATGTCAAGAACAACGGACTGCCGCGACTGGAACCAGCCAAGAAAGGCCCCGGCAGCGTCGAGGATGGAATCCAGTTCATCCGATCATTCCGGCGTATCTACATCCACCCGCGATGCAAGAAAACGCTTGAGGAATTCAACTCGTATTCGTGGAAGATCGACAGGACCAGCGGAGAAATTCTAGACGTGCCGGTTGACGCATACAACCACTGGATGGATGCGCTCAGGTACTCTCTCGAGCCAATAATGCTGCGGAAAAAATTCAATTGGGCGGCAGTATGACCCGCCGCCCTAAATACAAACCCTATCCCTATGATACGCCCTGTAAACGGATCACGTCTGCCACTGCATCGGGCCATCAACCACGCTAGGCACATACACCGCCCGATGAGCCGCTAGACCAGAACACACCGGGCAGCCAATCACACTGCCCAGGTGCGCGTGACTGTACCACTGCTCATGACTACACATGCTACAGCGGTACAGGGTGATGTATCCGTTAGTCTGGATACGCGCGTATGTCATTCCTCGGACACCACAGCCTGCGAGTAGTCGGGCTTACCGTCGATCACGGGCACGGTAACGGTTGCGGGTTTGCCGTTGATGGTGATCTGGTGTTGGGCGTGTTCGATCACGGGCGGAAATTTGATGTTGTAATCCGAACTGAGGTCAAGCGCGGTGCCGTCCAGCATGTAACGGTATGCTGTGCCGTAGTGAGTATCGCTGTATTTGGCGGCAAGGTAAGCGCGGCCACCCTTGATTGCGATGCATTCTCGTTCATCGCCATTATCGTCATACACACCGCCAACGACGATTTCGCGCGGGTTGTAGGGGGTTGCGTCGCGATCATTCAATGCCCATGCCTCACCATCAAGGGCGGCGTCGAACCAACCCCGATAAACATTGATCACCTTAACCACATCGCCAATATCAAAGCCATGGCCGCTATCGTTCGCCACAACCCGCACCTTATCCCCAACCTTATACTTCGTAGCCATATCATTCCTCCTTTGCGGACATAACCGCGTTTGCCAGTTCGTTGAATTCCTGCCGCGTCATTTCGATCACCGGCACATCCTCTAGATACAGCGTTACAGCGCCATCGTCAAGTGTGGCGCTTAGGCCGTCTTTGTTGTATGGGGTCATTTACGTGTCCTTACGTGCTGCTAGCATGGCGTCACTCACGCGATAAGCCTGTGCCGCAAGGAATATAGGGTCACGAAACAGACCCCAATCCTTATCCAACGCCATGAACATGATTTCGGTTGCAAGTTGGTCCCGTGATGGCCCGCCATCATCTATCGCTGTCATCTTCTTCCCTCTCAAAACGGCGGTTCAGTATCGCCGTGTGTTGGTCGCCAAGCTGTGTGCATCGGCTTCGGTTGTTGTACCACACTGACACGCACAGGCGCAATGCCTAATTCGTTCAGTGCGGTTTCTAGGTGTGGGGGTAGGGTCATCCGCTCGCCCTCCAAGGCCAATTTGCACCATCTGCCGCTAACTGATACCATACACGCTAAACCATGTCAAGCGGGTAGATATGACAAAACGTGACGCGAAAGGCCGATTTATCGGTGACAGCTTGACCACGGCAACCGCTGCGATGGTGGGGGGTGTGCAGCCGGGGGTTGCGTTCAAGTACTCCGCGCCGTGCATCAACTTCCACGAGTACTACAACTGCTACGACACGTCACCACTGGCGCAACTGCTTATTAACACGCTGCCAGAGGATACCGTGTCGGAGTGGCGAGAGTGGCAGGCGGATGACAGTCAGGTTAACGAGATCGAGCGGCTAGAGCGCAAGTTCAACCTGCGCAAGATCATTCGTGAATGGCAGATTTACGGCGCTATTGAAGGTGAGGCAATCATTTACTTTGATGATGGCACCGATCCGTCATTGCCTATTAACATTGAAAACGCTGGCAAGGGCGAGCTTCGGTTTGTCCGGGTGTTTCGTCGCGCGCAATATTTCTACAATGACACCATCAAAGACCCGATGTCGCAATGGTATGGCGAGCCTGCGTTTTACCAGATCGTCACAGATAGCGGCATCAACAACGCGCAAATCCACCCAAGCCGTGTTGCTAGGTGGGTTAATAATCCAAGCCCAGCGCGCATTAACGGGTTGCCGTCTCTTGTTGCTGGCATTGATTCAATTCGCCAATACGAAGCGGTTATTGCCAACTCTAGCTTCCTAGTCCAGAAAGCCCGAACTACCATCATGAAGGTAGAGGGACTAATGGATAACGTGGGCGATCCTGTTACCGAGCAACAGATCATCGCGCGCTATCAGTTGTTCCGGCACCAAGAAGGCAATCAGGGACTAGGCGTGATCGACAAGGATAAAGAGGATTGGGAAGCACACGCATACAGCTTCGGCGGGCTTGATCCGCTAATCATGCGGATGCAGCAACACGTCACTGCAATGTGGGGCTATCCTGTAACCCGAATCTTTGACCGCGTGGAAGGCGGACTTGGCAACAGTGGCAGTTCCAGCCTGAAATCGTATTACCAGAGTGTAAGCCGAATTCAGGATAATAAAATCACGCCGCTTATTACGCCGCTTGATGAATTGATTGTGCGGTCTGCATTGGGCGCGTATCCCGATGGCATTCACTACAATTGGCGACCACTGGAACAGCCGGATCAAAAGGTAATTCAGGACATTGGCAAGCTAGCTGCTGATACATTGAAGATTGCCATTGATGGTCGTTTCCTTGCGCCAGAGGTTGCGGAGAAGGCGTTCATTAACCGCATGTCTGAAACTGGATGTTTCCCCGGCGTCGAGGTGGCCTATGATGAGTGGGTTGCGGGCGGCGGAACGCTAGATGACCTAGGCGATGAAACAGACGTAGTGCGCGCAACTGGGGCAGAGAATGACGATCCAGCCAATCAATGATGTTGTAACCTACACCACGTATGAGGGCTGGACGTGGCAAGCGCCGATGGTGGTTGCTATTCCGCCCGCCGCCCTGATGACTGACAGCCCGGATGGTTTCCCTCGGCTGCGAGTGGATAACGCACAGACGGGATTCTTTGCTGGCCGTGAATTCCGCGCGTTCCATAGGTTTAGCATAGCAGCAGGTGCAACGCAGGTATATCGGTTCACTGCAACGGATGACTTCATCCTGTTTGACAACAGTATCACGCTTGAAGATGGGCATGTGTGGTTTGAGCTAGTCTCTGGTGGCACTGCGGGTGGCACGTTCACCAGCCTGCCCAGCTACCGGCGCAACGGCATGTCAGGCGTACCGGCCCCCGCTAGCAACGTCACTGTGGCGACTGGTGGCACATACACGGGCGGCACGGTTGTTGATACGTTCCCTGTTCGCACGTCTGGGGCGTTTGCTCAGGGTCAATCCGTTGGCGGCGCAATTGGTGATGAGCGCGGGCTAGCTGCTGGTACTTACTATGTGCGGATTGCGGCTGCTGGCATGGGTACGTCAACCGGCGTTATCAGTTGGCGTTGGGAGAATAGGTGATTTGCGGTAATGCGGTTTAATATGATAGGATGCGCATATGAGCATTAGATTTACAGACGCGGCTGCAATTGGTGGAACAAAGAAAACGCAAGAGGGATACCTTATTGCGACCAGCCGAGTGGCGCGAACCGGAATTCAGAGTTACCTTGCATCCGAATTGGGTGATGTTGCAGCTGATTCTGGATTTGCTGGTGACGCGATTGTCAGGGTTTATCGCGCGCCCGATCAGGTGTTTCACAAGGACACGCTGGCGAGTATTACGCGGGTTCCTGTGACGATTGACCATCCGCCTGTGATGGTGGACGCCGATAATCAACCTTATCCACCGTGCCTTGCA